AGAGGAAGTCCAAGCAAGAATGGAATCCGTAGAAGAAGACATAGATGATTTAAATGATAAAGGTGAATTAACAGATAAAGATAGAAAAAAATTAAGAGTTCTTAGAAAATCTTTAAGTCATGGTGAAAACCAAATAGATGAAATAGATATTAATATTGATGATTTAAAAGCTGAAATGGATAATATGGAAAGGGAATATAGGAGTATAGAAAACGGCGATGCACTAGCTGACCTAGAGGAACAATATGAAGTATACCCATCAGTATATACATTTTCAGCCTTTTTTGAAATATTAAATGAACTTGAATCAATAGGATTATTAGAAGGATACAGTGATCAATATTATAATGAACTGTTTGATAGTATGGATAATGATGAAATAGATGATACAGACGATTTGTTAAAAATGTTTTATGGTTTTTATATTGACGATATAATAGAAGATTCAAGCAATAATACAGTTATCACAGACAAAGAAGTAGAAGAGCTAGGATTCCCTCTAGAAGTAAGAGACTTTGAAGTAATAGAAGACGCATCACTTGGTGATGGTGGAGTTGAGATTGTTACAGGTAAAGAAGACATATCAGATCTTATTAATATAATTAAAGAAACCTTTGAATGGATAGATAAAATAGGATATACAGATGATTCATGTGGGTTTCATGTTCATATGTCTATGGGTTCCAAGTATGAATTAGATCCATTAAAACTTATATTATTTGTCGAAGAGGGCAAGATATATGAAAAATTTGAAGAGCGAATAAACAATTCTTATGCAGTTGGTATAAAAAAAGGCCACTTTAATAGAATAGAACCTTTTTCAAGGGCTGATATTAAAAAAATGTTGAGAGACAAGAAGATAGATAGTAATCTTGAGTTTGGAAAATATTTAGGTGTTCATTTGGTTGATTTAAAAAATAATCATATTGAATTTAGATATATGGGTGGGAGAAATTATCATAAAAAGTATAAAGATGTAGAATCTGTTATTGCTAATTATGCTCATTGGTTATCTATAGCATGTGATCCTGATTACAAAAGAAAAGAATATCTAAAGAAATTAAATAGAATGGTTAATTATTATAATGCTATATATCTCTATAACATTATCAAATTATATAGAGATGATGTATATAAATTATTTAAAGTATATCATGACGTGCCTGTTAAAGATTTAAAAATAATGGCTGAAAATATAATCAAACCTTATTATAAGTCTTTTAATGCATTACCAAAATTAAAAAAATATGATATTGGAAATAGTAAATTATTTGATGCTATTATTAGTAGATCAAAAGAATTAGTAAAAGAATTTCAACAAGAAGTATTCAAATAGGGAGATATTATGAAAATACCAGAAAAGGCAAACTCATTACATATGCCTATAACACAAAATATACCAGTTAACTTAAAAGATACCGGAGCCTGGTATAAACAAACATGGAAATGGATGAACGGTCTTCCTAATGAACTGTTATATGAGGATTTTTATCAAATTTTACCTAGTGATTGTAATAAATGTTTAGGTTTCAGTAAAAATCACAAAGTATGTGTTTTTATACCTAAAATGTTTATATTTAATGGTGCTAGTATACCAAAAGTATTATCATTTACATATTTACCACATGGTATATTATATCTAGGAGCGTTTTTACATGACTTTTGTTATTCATATGGAGGTCTTATTGTATTTACTGAAGAATCAGATAAATTAATGTTTGTTAAGGTGTCCCAAAAAGAAGCTGATTTGATTTTTTATGAAATGAACCAAGAAGTAAATGATTCAAGGGTCCTAGTTAAACCTGCTTATTATACTTTAAGAATGTTTGGATGGATAACATGGAATAAGTGCAGAAAAAATCCTAATGATTTCATAGAACGATTTCCTCATTTAACAGATGTATATAATGAAGGTGCTATGAGTATTGATAATGTTTTTTATAAGGATGTTTAAATGACAAAATTTTATCAGTATATAAATGAAGGTAGAACAAAATATATTTCTGAAGATATGGCTCTACGTACTATAAGAAAAAATTGTAAAAAAAATTTTAAAATGTTAACACTATCCCCTAATAAAATCTTTAGAGGAATACATGGGTTTAAAGATGATTTTGGAATAATCGATACCAATAAAGGTAATCTGAGAAAATCGGCCAATACAAAGAACTATATGACATTGTTAATGGATAACCTTTCATCATGGAACAATATGCCAAAAAGATCAAAAAGTATTATATGTACCAATAGTAAAATGTACGCTGGTGGATACGGACAAATTTATAATGTTATACCATTTGATAATACCAAAATAGCAATAGCACCATCCAATGATATATGGTTATCATTCAATTTTTTAAATGATAATAATTACGATATAATGAATTTTAATGATAAACTTAGTCGAATGTTTAACTATAATAACATTAAAGTTAATGATAGTAGCTATCAATCACTAGAAAATGGATTAAGAGAGCTACAACAAAATTATAAAGATAATCCTATAAAGATTAACACACTCTTTGAAAATTTATTAAATAGTAAAGATATTATTAAAAAACTTAATGATTTAATGGATCCTTTATCAAATGGTTTCATGGGCGGTATAGACAAAATAAGTAAATTATATAGTAGCGAAAGAGAAATATGGATACAAGGACAGTCTATACTAATTGGTAAATTAGGAAAAGTAACTCAAGACAGTTACGATTATATATGGGATAAATTATAAATGCCAGTTGTTTATGACGATTATGTGAAGGCACCAGGTCAGGAAATAGAATATGATCCTGATATGATCCGTGAACTTGATAAATGTAATAAAGACAGATTACATTTTATTAAAGAACATATTAAAATAGTTACAGGTGATTATGGTGTTGTGAAATTTGGTGATTATATGTTTCCATTTCAGGAACATTTGATAAGTGATTTTATTAATCATAGATTCACTGTTAATTTATGTGGTAGACAGCAAGGAAAAACAACAGTTGTTGGGGCATATGTTCTCTCATACGCATGTTTTGAATCACATAAAACAATAGGCATTGTATCTAACAAAGAAGCTAGTGCTAAATCATTTTTATCTCGTATCAAATATATGTATGAACAAATACCAGCCTTTTTAAAGCCAGGAGTATTACGATGGGCTGAGAAATCAGTTGAATTTGATAACCATTGTAAAATAATGATAGCCGCAACCAGTAAAGACTCATTTAGAGGTGAACCAATAAATTGTCTTGTAGCTGATGAGCTTGGCTTCGTCGATCCGCCCTGGAAGGCTGAGGAATTTTGGAAATCTAACTATCCAACAATTTCAGCATCAAATACTTCTAAAATTATTATAATTTCTACTCCGAATGGGCTATATAATTTATTTCATAGAATTTATCAGAACTCAGTTGAAGGAAAGAATACTTTCAAGAATAATAGATTTGACTGGACAGCTGTACCAACTAGAACAAAAGAATGGGCCGAACAAGAAAAGAAAAATCTTGGTAAATTACAATTTAGCCAGGAATATGGATGTGTTTTTGGGAATACATATGTCACAATAAGAGATAAAAAGTCTCATGAGATAAAAACTGTTACTATAGAGGAAATATATAAGGAATTATGATATGCCTAAAAAATTTACTTATGATTATGTCAAAGATTTTATAGAGAAAGAAGGGTATCAATTATTATCAGACACTTATATTAATACTCAAACAAAATTAAAAATTCAATGTCCTAAAGGACATAAATTTGAAATGATATTTAAATCTTTTAAAAAGGGTCACAGGTGTTCTACTTGTTATAGAAACAAAATAAGATTAACATATGACCACGTTAAAGATTTTATAGAGAAAGAAGGATATCAATTATTATCAAAGACTTATAAAAATAATCAAACAAAATTAAAAATTCAATGCCCGGAAGGTCATTTATGGGAAACAACATTTGGTAGATTTCAACAAGGTATAAGATGCGCTCATTGTTATCAACAAAATCATAATTTGACATATGATCATGTTAAATCATATATAGAGTCTTTTGAATGTGCCTTATTATCTAAAAAGTATATAGGTGATAAAAATAAATTAAAAATTCAATGTTCAGAAGGTCATATTTGGCATACATCATGGAACAATTTCAAAACCAAAAATAGTAGATGTCCTATATGTTATAATGAGTCAACATCAAGTAGACAAGAAAAAGAGTTACAGGATTATATTGAATCAATAGGGTATAATATAGTAAGAAATGATAGAACTCAAATAATTAACCCTTTGACAGGTAAAAATCTTGAACTAGATATATGGATCCCTGATAAAAACAAAGCCATTGAATATAATGGTACATACTGGCACTCTTTTGAAAAAAGAAAAATAAACGACAAGATCAAATCATATCAGTGTAAACAGAAAGGTATTGATCTATTAATAGTAAACGATGATAAATGGCAGTCAAATAGACAAATGGAAATACAGAGAATAGAGAAATGGATCAATGTTTAAGAGTAATTCAAAATATGAAATATTAACAGATAATGGTTTCTCTGATTTTGATGGAATACAAATTGTTGAAAGAGATCGATATATCCATTTATACTTTAATGATCAATCAGATATAAGAGTATCATTTGACCATGTATTCTTTATTAATGGTAATGATATATCAGCATTATCATTAAAAATAGGTGATAAACTTGATCATATAAATGGTTATCTAAAGATAGTTAATATAAGAAAAATATACTATATTAACAAAAAAGTTAAACTTTATGATCCTATCAATGTAAAAAATGGATATAGATACTATTCTAATGGTATATTATCTCACAATTGTGATTTTTTAGGTAGTTCATCTACAGTTATTGACTCAGATGTACTAGAATCATTACAATCTGTATATAAAGAACCATTATTATATGATTTGGGTGATAAACTAAGAGTATATGAGAAACCTGTACCAGGAGCAGTGTATACAATAGGAAATGATGTTGCAAAAGGGACTGGAAGACATTATTCAACATGTCAAGTATTAAAAGTCTTATCAACTAACCCTCTTAAATTGGAACAGGTATGTGTATATCAGAATAATTTTATAGATGTATATAAATTCTCATCAGTTATAAGTAAATTATCATATTACTATAACAATGCCTATTTAATGGTAGAGAATAATGCTGATGGTGCAGCAGTTGTAACTCAATTATGGTGGGAACTAGAAAATGAGAATCTTATAAATAGTGGTGGTAAAGCAAAAGATCTAGGTATAAGAGCTACAAAGAATACAAAACCTAAAGCCGTTTTATTCATGAAGAAGTTAATAGAGGACAGAAAATTATCTCTTGTAGATCATAATACTATAATGGAGTTGAATGACTTTGTTGATAAAGGTAATAGTAGATATGGTGCCAATAACTATGATGATGATCTTGTATCTGCTTTATATTGGGCCGTGTATATATTCTTAATGGATATATTAGATGATATTGATTTCATGAAGAATGAGAAAAAAGAATCTGAAGATGATGTATGGGGTATATTATCTGATATAGATGAATACCATGTTGATGAGAACTTTAACGTTATATTATAGAGATAGAGATATATTATGCAATTTAAATCATGGATAAATGAACAAGAGTTAATAGACGCATCTCAATGTATTACATTTGAAATGTATTGTGAAGGACTTGATAGATTAGATAATATAACAGATCAATGGATCCGATATTATATTAATGAGAATATATTTACTGATAAAATAAAGAATATGAAGTCATCTTTAACAGGTGGTTTATCTAAACTTTTTAATGAGATAAAGATGTTCATTGAAAAAGTGGGGGATGAGTTAAAAATAGGTATGACTGAAATTGTTAAATCATTTAAAGAGAGAAGTGTGTTTAACATGTTGAAGTCATTTGGTTTTATGTTTAAAAAGATGTTAAAATGTATAAATATGTTCACAAATCTTATAAGAAAAGGTATATTTAAAGTATTTGATGAAATGGCTAAGACTAAAACATTTCAAAAAATAAGATCGGGTGCTATAAAAGTAGACGAAGTATTAAATAAATATCCAATATTAAAAAAGTTAACAGGTTTGGCTGTTGCTGGTTTATTATTATGGATGTGGTTAAATATGACATTCATAGGTGATTTGGATTATGATTTTAATTTCAGTGATATAGTTGCTGCAATATCAGGTAGTTTTAGTATTGAAAAATTATTTTTTAGTTCGTCTGGTTTGATGTTAATATCTTTGTTTAGTTTAGGAAAATTCGCTGGTATAAGTTTTCCATGGCTAGGTAAGTCTGTATTTAATTTAATGTTAGGTATATCATATACAGGATTTGTTAAGTTAAAAGATAGTAAAATGTCTTTGAAATTGAAATCCAAATTAGTCACACAAAAAATCTAAATATATGTAATATTAATTACTTATGAAGAGGATAATATGAATTTTATATTACTTATATTGATAACAATACTTTTAACTATTCTTATTAAGAACAAATTAAAAATTTCCAAATTAAAAGAGGAAATAAAGGTACATGATAGACTAGATAAAAAAATAAAGGATATGAGAGATAAAGAACAATTACAAGTAGAAGTAAATAAAACAATAAACAAAACAAAAGGTAATGGTGAAATTATAATGATTATAGACGATGAATATCCGGTCGCTAATCTTATAAGCCTTTTTTTATCAAATAATAATTTTGAACCGAAACTGTTTACTAATACAGAAGAAGCAATAGATTTTTTTAAAGATAACAATGATATAATAGATATTATTATTACAGACTATACAATGCCAAGACAAATAGATGGTATAGATTTCGTAAAAGAATTAAAAAGTATAAATAATGAAGTGCCGATAATAGTAATATCAGGACATGGATATGTGAAATTAAAAAATCCCGATGATAAATTATTAATATCTAAATATTTAACAAAACCTTTATCACATAAAGATCTTGTAGATGTTGTTGTTAAAATATTAAAAGAGAAAGAAGAGGATAAAAATGAGTAAAGTTCTTGATAAGATAGACAGAATCCTTGAAAATAAATTTGAGGAAGAAGCAAAAGCCAAAGATATTGTTGATACATTTTATAAAAAACATAAAGGTGATTATAAAAAAATCCATAGAGAAATATTATCTAATATAGTCAATACTAAATATGGAAGAAACTCTAACTCATTTGTTGAACATGTATGGAAAGAACTAAATAAAAAATTTCCATCTTAAAGATAAAGGTTAATCATGACTAAATCAGAACTAATCAACAAAATTAAAAGAAAATTAGGTTGGCCTATGGTCAAAGTAGAACTATGTGATGATCATATCAAAGATTCTATTGATGAATCCTTAAAAAAGTTTATCAAATGGGCTGTGGGTAATGCTACTGATGTAATCTATTTTACTTTGCCTCTAGAAGGAGGTAAAAAGTTCTATGACTTACCTAAAGGGGTTATTGATATTATAGAATATGATGATGACTCAGGCACCCAAGGTGGTATAAATACTTTATTTTCTATAGAAAATTATTTCTTTAATCAAGGATACTATGATCCAATGTTATCTTATCCATATTCTATGGTAGGGTATCATCTTGTTCTAGATTTCATGGAAACATTAGAAAGATACAATCCAGATAAATATTCATGGCGATATCATAAAAAAACAAATCAACTAGAACTATCCCCAACACCAAAATACAATGAAAATATTATAAAAGTGGATAGAATAGATCCTAAAACAAATACTGTTAAAACATATACCCTAGATAGCCCAGGATATATTTTATTAAGAGCAAACGTTATAGAAGGAACCACATTACCATATGTTATAAGAGACTGGGATAAGGTAATGAAAGAAATAACACCAGCATCCGAATTAAGAACCATTAATTCTGACGAAGAAGATAATCAATATTTTGTTTTAAGTTCAATGGCTTATAAAGGGAAATTATCAATATATAAAAATGGTACAGAATATACTGATTGGTTATGGCACGACGATGCCAGAAGAATTATCAGATGGACAAATAAAGATGATATAAAGTTAAATGACGAACTATTACTAAGGTATAATAAGGTTGATATATCATCTTCAGGTGAAGATAGATCCTACACAGATGAAATGGTACATACAAAAGAAACATATAATGTGGACCCTTTAAACATCGCATCTAAATCTTTTATGTTATCAAAGAAAACAATTAACCCTAAAGATGTTATTATTACATATAACAATAATGATTACGCTTATGGTAGCGGATTTACAATTGATACTGATAATCAAACAGTATTATTTGCTGGTAAACAATTAGATGGTTTACTTTCAGCTGGTGATAATGTTAACATAACTTATGTTGATGAAAGTTCTAATATAGAAGAATATGATGAAAGTATATATGATAGTACATGGATACTAAATTATGCTGTTGCTTTAAGTAAGTTAACTCTTGGTATGATTAGAAGAAAATTTTCTAACTTCTCTAGTATAGGTAATACAGGGATCTCGTTAGATGGGGATGCTCTTGTATCCGAGGGTCAACAAGAAAAAGAGAGATTAGAAGAAGAATTAAAAGATGAAGAGGTATATATCGGTGGATATATAACAATGGGATAATAATATGGCTGATGAAGTAAACAAAAAAGATTATAAATATTATGATATAGAACCAGAAGATTATAAAGAAGATCTTGAGATTAATTTTAAACAATTAACCAAAGAAATAATGGATGAAATTTATGAAGAATCTAATACCTGCCCTGAACAAACAACTACAGTTATATTTAATACCAGTTTAAAAAATAAAGCTTGACATCCCTTCAAACAAAGTGTATTATCATAACATAATCAATCAAAGAGGAATATTATGATATTACATATACCACACAGCTCAACAAATATAGAACATATTAAAATTAAAAAAGAATCAGATAATATTAATCTGTTAACTGATTTGTATACAGATGAACTGTTTTCTTATAAAGATGCAACAAGTATTGTATTCCCTTATAATAGAATGGTTGTTGATGTGGAACGCTTTAAAGATGATCCCATGGAAAAACATGGTAAAGGGTACAAATATAAAACTGATTTCTTTGGTAATACTATAAAAAGAGGTCCAAATCTTATTTTTGAATCTTTATATGATGGATATCATAGAAAATTCAATGATATTGTACGTACATATTTGACATATTTTCCAATAGCATTTATTGTTGATTGTCATTCTTTTCCTAATGAATCATTCCCATGGGAAAAGAACTCGGTTAACAGACCTGATATATGTATTGGTACATCAGAACACCATACTCCCGTAGAAGTTACTGATTCACTTGTAAAATACTTTTCAAATTATGGTTTAAAAACTGAAATCAATAATCCTTATAATGGCACCATTATCCCATCTAATTTTGTGAATGTATCAGATGAAGTTAAATCAATTATGATTGAAATTAATAGAAGTCTCTATCTTGATTATAAATATAATAAAAATGATATGTTTAATGATATTAAAAATATGATAGATGGAGCATTGAGAATAATTGATGAATGGACAAATGAAACAACAGAAGGATTTTGGGGTAGTTTACAATAAAATATGTAACATTCTTGAAGCATTTAAAGATATTGGCAAGTTATCAAATAAAGAATTGATGAAAGGCCAATATCTTAATCCTAATGATAAAGACAACTTCAAACAAGTCAGTGGTAGAGTATTTTATAAAGCTATATCAAAAATAAGAGAAAATGATATAGCTAAATTAAATAAAGGTTTACCCTCCAAAAGTTTAAAAACTCTCACAGTATATAGTGCATCAGATTATAACAAGATGAAATGTTTTTTAGGAAAGAATAATCCATCAGGGTATTGTATTGCCCATGGTAATGAACTTGTGAGTGTATTTAGCTCACAAAAAGCATCAGGTGATGCTATTATGGTTGATGCTATTAAAAATG